GGCGGACGCAGACCGCCACCGCGAGCCTCAGTTTTTTGCCGTGTCCTCTGTGGGGCTCATGAGTTCGATTGCCTTGAGACCGATCTCCATCACATGGGACTCCGGTAATATCGCAAGGCAGTCCTCGGCGAGCAGTCCTGCCCGCTGCTCGAACGGCGCTTCGACGTTCTCCCAGCCCGTCAGAAAATGCTGCGCCGCGAGGATCGGCGCCACGGAAAGCCAATAGGCCCGGTCGGCGGTTAGCCCCGCGTAGGCTGGATAGGCGCCCTGGACCGTGCGTTCGATCTCCTCGAAATCAATAGCGAGGTCCTCAGGAGCCCGGCCTTCGTCATATCCGGAGAAGCGATCGACAATGTCCTGGAGCTCGGTCTCCTGGGCCGGCGCAACGACCTCCCCGATGCCGCGTTTGAGGCAGGCGACCATGGCTTCGTCATCGTGCCAGCGGGCACCGGTGGCCAGAACCGAGCGGCGCCATTTGGCGCGCTCCAGGATAGTTGGCGTCGCGATGAAGTAGATGGGTGGGCTCTCGAACCGTGCAGCGATCTCGGCAAGATTCTGCTCGCGCTTCTTGCCGCGCAGCTTGTTTGCGGCGTTTTCCTCTGCTTCGCGGGCCTCGCTGGTGTAGTCGGAAGGCGTGAATCGGCTGTGTTCCTTCGCCGAGGTTGGCAAGGTCATGGCATTCTCCAGTCTTGTGGTTTGGTGTGATCTGGCGCCCGGCGGGCTGTTTCATCGCCGACATGAGAACGGGGTAGGCGGCGCACACTGGCTTCTGTGGAAAGCCCCTTTTGTTTCCGGAATGCTCATGAACAGCATATTTGTGGTGCCAGACTGGTCCTACGAATATGACCGGAGCAAATGTCTGATGTCGCAGAGACAAACCAGGTTCGATGCTCCTGTAGTCTGGAGCCATGTGATACCTTTTCACCTGATTATTTGGGAGGCGGACCATGCCCGGATTGAAAATTGAGTCGGCCCATATTGGGCAATGGGAAGTCGCGGCGGTAGAGTTCACCGAGGCTTCTCGATGCCTGACAGTTCCGGTGATGGGCCTGATCGGTAATTCGATCACCACCTCCCAGAGCGGTAAGCAGCGGTCGGTTGACTGGAAACGGAATGTCGCAGAGACCTTCAAGGCCTGTAGAGGGACCGATCCCTGGGAGCCAACTGATCATTTTGCAATCTCGATCGGCTTTTCTTTCTGGCTTCGGGCTCACGGAAACCAACAGCTGGATGTTGAGAACTTCATCAAGCCAACGATTGATGCCATGGCGGCGGGACTATTTTGCCCGAACGATCAGATTATCTCAGATATCGACCGGTACGATTACGATGATAGTAATTTCCGATACCTTTTCTTTCATAGACTCGATGACGCCCCCGCCGCATCTGAAGAGGGTGTCGGCATTCATGTTAGCGTTCAAGGATAGCCGCGCGAATATTGGTATGAATTGCATCGGATCGTAATCGTGCGAACTCTTAACAGGTGTGCCAACGGCGGATCTGACGACTGACCACAGTCACGGTACGCTGTCAGGAAACTCTTTACCGGGGTCCACCATGAACTCTCAATAGAAACAAAGAAACGCCCCTGCATCCCGTCCAACGGCTGAGAACGGTACTTCGACGGTGGCGAGCCCGCTTCGATCACCCGGCGTCTGCCCGGTATAGAGTGCCGCCGGCACCGTGACCCCAATTCGGTTGCCGACCGTGGCGCCATATCGGGCATGGACGATGCGCTGCGTGCCGGCGCGGAAGTCGGCCATGATATCCCGTGTGGCGATCAGTGTCTCCAGCGGGTTGATGGACCCGGTGATGTTGCGCCGGGTGATGATCGAGGGATCAAAGCCTTCCGCCGCGTTCGGGTTATCGGGGAAGGTCTGCTCGTTGCCCACATCAAGGCTCAGGTTTTCCAGGCCAGCCGCCTGGCGATTAACCAGCATGGCCCCGCCTTTGAATGCCGGCGGCCGGGTCGCGTCATAGGCCGCGGCGGGCACCGCCGCGTCCTCCTTGGAAAGGAACATACCCTGGAAGGTGAACGAGAAGCGGCCGATGCCGCCGCTGTTCAGAGACAAATTGAATGAGCCCCGGCAACCCGCAAGCTTGTACAGGATACCATCGAGATAGAGGTACAACGTCAGGGATGGAATGCTGGTCGATGCCGGTGCATAGAGCACATTCGATGGGATCTGATACTGCGTGCCGCCCGCGGTCGGCGCCGAGCCTAGTAGGTCCGTAATTCCAGCTGTCTTGGTGCCACCGGCGTAGTCGCTGATGAACGCCAGCGCCGCCGGTGCCCCCGTCAGATCGAGCGGCATCCCACGATAGACCTGGTCCACACCCGAGGCGGAGGTGCCAAGCACCACGGCCGAGGTCGTGGAACCCGTGCCGACAGCCTCTGGTGCGGCGGGAATGGCGGTGCCGGTTATGGTCTCCGCCCAACCGCAGCCCTTGATGAGGTCGCCGAACTCGGGCACCGAGCCAGCGGCGCCCGAGCCCTTGAGCAAAACATCGAAGGTGAGCTCCGCCGTCATGCCGCCAACGATGGGCCCGGCGCCGTCCAGGGATGCCGTGACCTCGTCGGTCTCGATAACATTGGGGTTGAAGTTCGGTTGCGGGTTCTCGACAAGGATGGCATCCGTGCCCGCGATGGGGCCCGCATCCTGACCCTCGGTCGTCTCGATCTTGGCGAGGACGACGGCGTTGCGTGTGCGTAGCGCCATTGGGTGTCACTCCTATTTTCTGCCCCGGGACCGGTTCGATGGGGACTCGATCTCCGCCCACGCGTCATCCCGTTCTTTTGCGGTAACCTGCCAGCCCAGTAGGTCCGAGAGCACCGTGGCGTCGGGCTTGCCGTCCTCGATGGCGTGCGTCGGATCCGAGAGGTCGAGTTGCTCGATGGTGGCTTTGATGGCCGCTCGGCGGGCCTCGGGATCACCCGACGGCTTGGCTGACGGCGACGCCGCTGTTTCGTTGTGTGTTGTAACGGCCGGTCGTGGCACGACGGTCACGCGCACTGGCGTGTTGGGTTCGGTCATTCTCTGGTTCCTGTCAGGGTGCGGGTTGGTAAGGATCGTTGGGGTCGGTGAAGTAATCGATCTCGAAAGCCAGACTGAAAGCGGCAAAGGGTCGGTGCCCCTGGGTACGGTCGATCTCCGGGTCGCGAAGCTCGCCTTCACGCAGATCGATGGCCAGATTGCCCAAAGTGCGGTCGGCCATGAGGGCCAAGACCGTCTGGCCGTGAAGATCGCTCAGCGCTGGTCCGAGCAGGAGGGAGGCGGCGGCGCCGACATAGCCCTCGACCTCGACCCTGAGGATATAGAACTTGATGCCGGCATTCTCTTCCGTCACCGACTGACCGCCGTCCATCATCAACAGAGAGGGGAATGCGTCGACCGGCTCGACCCGGTTACGCTCAACGGTGACATTGGCCATGGTCTGCAACCGCACGAGAAAGGCGGCAAGGATCTGTTCACGAATACTGGTCGACATGGCTTTACTGCTAGTTCAGATCCAGGCGCCAGACCAGGCGCTCGAGATCCTGGAGCGCCTGACGGACAATGTAGGTGGTACCTTCCACGATCAGCAGATCGCCGGGCGCAGGTGCCGCCACTTCCGCGATACGCACATCGGCGACATGAGCGGTCGCGGTGAGGCCAGCATCGAACAGGCCACTCACTTCCGTTGGCTGACCAAAGATGACCCGCACCGTCAGCGAACTGCCGCCAACCGGCTGATAGGCCGCGTCCTGACCGAAGGTCCGGAAGCATGCATCGATCACCATTGCGAATTGCGCAGCCACATTGCTATCCTTGCATCATGTCTAAAGTTAAGCCCAGAAGGTCGTTGCTGGCTCGCTCTACGCGAGCGCTCATCGAAGCGCAGCGTGGAGTTCGGCCCGATTTGACCCTATCCGAGAAGGGCTATGTCACGACGCCCGAGGAAAACCTTTTACCCGGGGTCCTGTTAGGACAGTTTGTGGCCGATCTCGAACAAGGTGATGGAAACGAGCTCGATAGCAAGTTTCTAGCCGCTCAATCTTCGTCCGCTCTAGCGGTGAACTGTTTCGCACCGTTCAAGGATGAGATCATTGATCTTTCTTTGCTTGGCACGAATGGTTTCGAGGCGTTCCAATTCGAAAAGAAATGTCCGACCGGTCTCAGGAGTGGCAACGCACCCAATCTAGATATCGTCGCCGAAGGAAAGGCTCACGTCGTGGCGATCGAGTCCAAGTGCACCGAGTATTTTGGCACCAAACCAGCGAAGTTCGCCCCTGCCTACGCTGCGCAAATCCAGGATGAACGGCGCCAGAGCGCCTGGTTCGGCGAGATGCTCCAACTTGATGCCGGCGCCGTTTCATACCGTTTCCTTGATGCGGCGCAGCTCATCAAGCACGCCTACGGCGTGGCGCGATGTTTCAAGGGGAAATCCGTCACTCTGGTCTACCTCTACTGGGAACCTGAAAATGCCACTGAGTTTCCCGAGTTCGAGGCCCATCGAGAGGAAATCTCCCGTTTCGGCGAGAGCGTCGCCGGAGCGTTCCCCCGCTTTGAAGCGTTGAGCTATGCAGAACTCTGGAGCAGTTGGGAAACAAGCCAGTGTCCTCCTTGGCTGAGTGATCACATACAGGCCCTCCGCGCTCGCTACCTGGTGACCATCTGAGCGCAAATGAACACTATTCTCAAAGCCGAGGACGACTAGCACCCCGGGGTCAGGTTCCCGACGGCGTCGAAGCCGCAAGCTTCATGCGCACGATCGCGGACGGATTGGCGGCGGCCGCGACAGCGACGCCGACGCAGACTTGCGCGGTGGCAGTCTTGTTCACCACCTTGTTGGTGCCGTCCCAGAACAGACGATCGCCGACACCGATCGCCAGGGCGGAAGTCTTGGCGATATCCGCCACGCCCTCGGTCAGGATCTCGACATCCTCGGTGGCCAGGGCATCGCCCTGGGCAATGCCGAACAAATTTCCGATCAGCACGCCATCGCCGGAACTTACGCCACCCGCTGGGGCTGCCACGGTGATGGAACGGCCTGGTTGCACAAAGGTCTT